GTTGTTTTTGAATTGGTAGATCATATCTCCGAAGTACATACGATCCACGAGAGTTTTCTCCATGGGAGCAGCGGTGAAAATGCGAGTCTTTTTGAGACTCACACGTTCAACGTCACGCCGTTCGTCTTTCAGGGTTCCCCGAAAAACGATTGGATTGGCAAGTTTCTTCTCGTGATTCGCAAGCATTTCTTCAACACGCTCCACCACTTCCGGCTTGGGTTTCCATCCCTCATCATCCTGTTCGAACCACTCCGTTTTCCCTTTTTGTTGGGTTTTCTTGAGAGCCATCCATGGGAGTCCAGGGGATGTATCCAAAGGAAAAGGTGGTAGACACCCAAAGTGGGTTTCCCCACTCAGGGCTTGATCCAGAGTCAACATCGAGCAAGGCTCAATGAACTCCTTCATATCTTCCACCACCCATTCCTTAGCCATTGCCAAAGAGCTCATTTCCACGTAACCGTGGTCATGATACTTCTTCTTCATGGCCTTTTGGTAAGACTCCTCGTCAAGCACACTAGGTGCCTGAAAAGGTTTCTTACCAAAAGCTTTTGGGCATTCTTTTTGGAGAGGTGCCTTCCGTATATCAGACGGTGGGATGGCCGAAACCGACCCACAATCCGCATACTTGTAGACACCAAGGGGAGGGAGACCGTACTCATACTTTTCATCCTTTTCATCTGTGTAAAGCTCATCATAATCGGCGAAACCGGCACAAGCCGTTCCACCGACAAGAGCCTGCATCAGATCTTGGGTGAGAGGTTGAAAATAAGCATGGGCGCTGTCCCCCGCGACGTAGATTCCAGCAATACGGACTGCACCATCCTCTTGAACGAGTAAGATGGAGCCACAATCCCCGGAAACCAAATCAGGAATATCGGTTGTGTAAAGATCACATTTGTATCGATTTCTCGACGAATCAAAGTAAGTTACACCACCGAGATTTGACAATTCCCCGACAGGGCATGCCACGGCGACACGCCCTGTTGAAAAGTCCCCTTCCACACGTGGAATCAACGCGTATGACTTGACACTTTTCAAAACCGAATCGACAACAAATTCACGAGCGACATGTTTAATAAGCGAACGTTGAACAGTTAAAGTTTTAAACTCAATAGCGACAAAATCACAACGGTCCAGGTCGAAACCCTTCACCGACTGCGCTTGGTTTGGAAATAGGATTTGTTTCTTCGAAACAACTTCCACAAAATTTTGCGAATCAGTTTTAACACTGAAACGATAAAAATCCATTTCCTCACCACGCAGTAGATGTTTGGGTACCACAACCACTCTTCCATATAGCTGGATGCCATACAGAGTAGTGGTGCCTGTTGCGCCATGATAAGACAGTTGACAAAATTGTGAAGCAAAACGATCAACCATATCCTCCTGCAGCTCAGCAAACGCATCACCTCTAGCTTTGATATTCATTCGATAACGTTGTTTACCATGTCTGGTATTCTTTTGTTTGTTATCAGAGCTAGGAGTGCAATCCCAGTCACCAGTTTTATCGTTGAATTGGAAACGCTGACCTTTTGAGTCAACGTAACCATCACCATCAAACGTCAACCCGCTTTCACGAGCTTTCGTAATCATGTAATCAGCGGAAAAACCATTGGCAACGGGACAAAAAGCTGAAGTAAGAATATTAGCGAGAGTAGAAAATATATAAGCAAGAACGGCAATAACAG